AAGTCGGCTGGCAGGGCATCTCCCGCACCACCGGTCAGTGTAACCGCGTTCACCGCCACCGCCGCTGTGCAACCGATGCGAGCACCCGCGGCCCAGTAGACATCGACGGTAGTCGCATCGCCGATGGTGTGGCCCGTTGTCAGTGTAGCTATCCGGTTTTCTCCGTCCGTCGACATCGCGCCCGAGTTGAGAGCCGGAACCGCTGCCAGGTCGATCTCCCAGACCCGCTTGTGGTCGGTTGTGGCGAGTTGTCCCGTTTCGGCAAACGAATAGGAACCGTTGTCGAAAACGATACCCCTGTTTTGTGTTGCACTCGGCATGATTCCTCCTTATGTCCAGCTTCTCAGGTCGTCGTTCGTGTGCATGGTAAAGGTCACGTTCTGGCCTTCCTTCAGTCCGCCCGGAGCGTCGTATTCAAGCAACACGTCGCCGTCAAATTCCGTCTCGCCGCCGTTATAGCGAATGATCTTGATGGCGATGGCGGTCCCGGCGTTGGCTGCCGTCAGTAGCGCCGCCATGTGCGTGTCGCCGTCGTAGTAAATCATCACCAACGGCCCTGGCACCTTGTTCAGCGCGACAAGCTGCTCACTGCGCTTAGGTGCCGCTGTCCCTGCCCCGCGGGTCGTGTTTTCGACGAATTCGGGGACGTGGCTCATGCCGATATCGACCACATTGGGCGTGATTAGGGTTGCGGCTGTGGAGCCAGCCGTGCCCCGGTAGATCATGCGCTCCCAGCCTGCTCGTTTCTTTGCCATATCAGAGACTCCTTGTTTCTAGCCTATCGAAGATTGCCAACTGCGGTGGAACTTTTCGACGTTAGCTTCCAACGCTGGCGCCATTGTCGGTCGCTCGTCGTATTTTGTGCCCTTCCATGTCTCGCCGTGTTCGTGGGTGGCCATGAGTTTGTTGAAGCGGGAATGCAACCAGCCTATCACCGCCTCGTTGTTGGGCTTGTCCACGTCATACTTGAGTCCAGCGCGAAAGAACCCTACTCCGCGGCGATGGGCTAAAATCGGTTGACCGGCCGGCGCGGGTTCGTAGTAGGTGACTCGCTTGGTTTTGCCATCCTTGTCTTTTCTGTAGAAGTATCCCCGAACTCGCTTGGAGTGCCGCACGGACTTAATGGCCGTGTCGCGCACCAAATAGGCCGCGGAACTAAGGCTGCCTGCCTTGGCTCGCTCCGTAGCTGCCAGTAGCCGCGCGTGATCCGGCTCTATTTTCACGTTGGCGCCAATCACGAGATTTCAAACGCCTCCATCAACACCCCGAGGAATGTTCTGTTCTGGTGCAACCGATCCACCGTTCCCACCGCGTTGATGCTCGACTTGAGCGTGCCGCGTTCCGATATCCATTCGGCCTCTTTGCTATGGTCTGTCAGCGTCAATCGTCGCTCAGACAACTCAGTAGGAAAGAACTCGTGCAACTGCTCCACCAGTCTCGACAAGGCGCTCAGTCGCTCGCGTTCGGGCGTTGCGTCGTCTGCCTCCTGGTACATCGGCCCGATCTTGCTGCGGATCTCGATGGCAAACGTGGCTCCATAATTCCACGTCCCCGAGCGGTCCTGAAGGTCGGCGAATACGTAGCTGGGCGGAATGACCACCCGCACGTATACCGCGCCTTCCTTCAATTCCTCTTCCGCTCGCCCGCCCCATTCCCAATCGAGCAGGAAATCATTTACCTCGAATCCGGAACCGCTGGTCCGCTCGGCCTCAATCGCCGCCTCGATGGCTTTCGCAAGTGAGACAAGCAGGCCGTCCATTACGCTTGGACCCTCTGACTGTGGACATTCACCCGGTATCCGTCGCTGTGCAGTTCGACCGCGGGGCGCCCGGCTATCGGGCAGATTTCGTACTCGATACCGTCCTCGATGATTCGATGCCCCGCCCGCGGCTCGATAGCCACACCGTTGGCAGCCAACGAGGCGATTGGCAAGAGCCAATCCCTCGAAGTGATCTTGATCGGTAGCCCGGTTTCCAGCTCGATGCTTTCGTACTCCGCGTTGCTGCCGATCGCTGTAAACGTCGCCGTCTGCCTTGCCCCTGCCAGATAGATCACCTGCACCCCAAACCAGTCTTCCATGACTGGCTGGGCACATTCCTCGAACATGGTGGCGAAAGCAGATGGCATCGGTTAGCTGGCCGTGTAGGCTCGCACTCCCAGACGTCGGATGGTGACGTTGCCCGGCGAATCGTTGCTGCTTTTTTCCATGTGGGCCAGCAGATGCAGATCACCGGTGGCCTTGTCCAGCTTGAACACCGTTGACGCTAGGACGTTCACGCCGTTGATGTAGAGTTGAATGTCCTCGTCATCCGTCAGATCCCACTGAGCGAGAAACGGCGTACCGACAACCGCATCGACCGTAGTGTCGGTTGATGCAACTTCGGTCGTTCCATCATCAGACTCGGCCATGATGTTCAGCGAACCGCCGTCGATATGGACAAACAGGCTTTCCGTGATGCTGTCGGCGTCAGTCGCGTGCGTTGCGTTCGCCAAGCCCACATTCAAATCGAAAGCCACATCGTCGCCGTTGAGGTTGATGCAGATTTCGGCTTCGACCAGACACGGCGTTCCCACGGGAATACCGAGCGTGCTCAAGGCGTCCATCTTCTGCGCTTCGGCGGTCAGGTCGAACACCAGCGATACGCCTTCCGCATGGCCGATGATTTGGTGATTGATTCCAGCCGTCACAACTGGAACTGACCAGAATCCGTTGCCCAGACTGATCGTGTAGCGGGGGTCGGCGTTGATCGCCACCTTGACCGTCGTGGCCGCACTGGCCGCGGTTTCTTGCACGATGCCAAGGTAAAAATCGGTCGTGTTGGTCACCTGGAGTAAGTGCGCCTTGTTTGTGCTCGCATCCCAAAAGACGCGAGACCCTTTGAGCATCACCATCGTTGCGGTTTTTTCGACTTCGACGATGCCACTTACGGTCAGCGCGCCCTTGTCCCCGGCGTCGATGGCATTCGAAGCAAAGCCTGCTCGCCCATCCGGCAGTTGCCGAACTTCCCCAGCGGTGACTGCAGTAGTCGGCGTGTAATCAACAGAGACTCCTGGATTCAGATACAAGGCTTCCGCCATAGCTACGATTCCTTATGCTTGCGTTTTGGAACTTGGACTACCGGACGCTTCCGCTGTTGAGGCATGGCATCCGGTGCGATTTCTGGAGCCTTCGCCTTCGCTATGGCGGGCTCTTCTGGAATGGCCCGCACGACAGGCACGGGCTTTGGTTGCTCGATTTCAATGGCGATTCCGAGCGAGATCAATCGACGCCCGATGGGCTCGTCTACCTCGCCGCTTTCGCCTTCACGAATCCGGCAGCCCAGTTCGGCGGCCGGATTCCTCAGTAACAACACTTTCACGGATCAATCCTCCGTTGCTTACGACGATCCACCATCTGCACGAACGCCGCCGCGGAACTCTTGCAGAGCAACGCCCACGTCCGAGTATCCACGCATCTGAATGCCCAGCACGTTGAAATCCGCATCCGCCTGCTCGACCGTGGGCATAACATTGCCGTTTAGCGCGGCGATCTCGATGACCGGAAGATCATTTGGATCGGCCAGCATGTACCACGCCGCGGCGCTGTAGCCCGTGTAGTTCGAGTCCGACAAGTAGACTGTCGAGTAGTGGGCGAATCTGCCGCGGAATACATTCACGCTGCTCTGGCCTCCGGTTGCGCCGGAAACAATCGTCGATTGCGGATCAAGCAAGGCAGCCATCGTTGCCGCGATCTCGACCGGCGTCAAAATGATTCGCGGTCGAATTCCTAGCGGCTTTCCGTCTGGATCGGTTTGCTTTCGGAACATGGCTTCCGTTGCTGCAAGTCCGCCAAGCGTCGCATCCGCCACAGCTTCGTTATGGTTGCTGTTCGTCGAAACGAAGAAGGTGGAGTTGTTGAGAAACACAGTCCAAAAAATGTCCGCAAGTTTCAGTGCGCCACCACGCCCAAGACGCATCGGCGTTTGCGTCAACGCCCCCAGGTCATCGTTGATGATGTCCTTGCGCGTGATGGCCAGCATCTTCGCATAGGTATCTGCCTGGTTGGTGTAGGTCATGTCGCTGACCGTGCCGTGCTTGATCTCGCCGGATGCTCCGAGCGACTCAAACATTAGGTGCCCGGTCAATGAAACGGTTGTGATCTGCTTGAAGTCGCGAACGTTGCGAATTGCGGAAATCGCGAACATGGCATCATTGTCAATTGCCATCCATCCCTGCCTCAAGAACTTGTTCGCGACGTTGGATAGTACGTTGGAAATACTGAGCGTGCTGAATCCGGACGCTTCGATTCGATTGTCTTGTGGCGTTCGGAACGCTGCTCTCTGTGCGTCAACGTTGAACTGTCCAGTCGTGCGACCTTGGTAGCCATTGGCCTTAGCACCGATCCATAGCAACTCAGTCAGCCCAAGCCGGCTTTTGAACTCTTCGTGCGCGACCTCGAGCACATCCTTGCTGTAGTGAGCCTCGATGTTGGCGAGTCCGCCAGATTGGCAAATCGCAGCCTCCAGAACCGCCTTAGTGAGTCGTCGATCTTCCTTTGATTGCGGCACTCCGTGCGCCATTGGAAGGTCCGATTCGTAAAGACTGATCTTGAAATCCTTGACTGTCATTCCGGCCTCAATGGCGTGTTCCGAAAGGGTCTGGATTTCGTCGATCTGATCGGCCCGCCCTGCGCGGACGTATTCCTTGCACTTCTGGTCAGCGATGTCGAGGATCTCGCGTCGCCGCTGGGCTTCGAGCTTTCTCGCCGCAAACGGATCGTCAGGGGTTGCGGGCTTGGTAACTCGCCTGCCTCCCCGACCGTCATAGTCGGCTTCAATGTTCGCAACTTCCTCAGCGCTCAAAGCGTCGATGTCCACGCTGGGCAGCATCGCTTTGAGCCACTTGCTTACTTCTGGTCGCATGGTTTTCTCCTTGCGTTGGGATGCGGCGCTCGCCGCGATGGAAACAGTTGTGTTGTCGTCCGCACCGTGCGAGACGAACGCGAACCCCTTGAGGGTTGATTTGCTTGCCACGTACAACGGCCCGGTGAATTCCCGGCCGTTGACTTCGGTAGTCTTGCCTGTTGCCACTTCGATCAATTCATCGGGCTGGGCCTCGATAGATGCTTGCCAAACGAAACCGTTGGCGGCACTTCCGGTCACTTCCCGCGCGGCCTCAGTCGCCGCCGAGACCTTGCCGGACAAGACAAGCTGCCCATCGGCGATAGTCTTTCCGGTGACGTGCCCCACCCGCTGGCTGCGTTCGTGGTCGAGGTTGGCAATCAGCGATTTGCCGAACGAAATGCCGTCCAGATCGACCACCACCGGAGCGTCGAAGTTGCCGAGCATCAAGGCGCCGCCGGTGTAGGCAACCACGTCAAACGATGGTATGCCTTTGCTGTCACCTTCCGCCTGGCCGGCGGTAATGGTAATGGGGGCTTCAATGGCGATGATTTGATTATTCTTCGGTTTCATCGGATTCCTCGTCTTCATCTTCGGGGTCGTCTTCATCCACGGTCGCAACGGACACGGGTTCCGGCTTCGGTGCCAGTCCCAAGATGCGTTCAGCGATGGGGATAACGTGTTGCGGTAGGTTCAGCAGCAGGTTGATTTGCTTCTGCTGTTCGACGGTGATTCCGTTCGACTCGGCTTGCTTCTCCACCTCGTCCGCGTAATCCTTGCCGTCTTCTGTGTAGAGCACCGCCAGAGACTTGGTGCCGTTTTTAAGTTGCTTGTCGTTGGCGCTGGCATCGCTTACCACGTCGGCAGCCCGGTGCTTCGGCCAGTCCCATAGATGAGCCTTGGCCATCGGGCTGATTACTTCCGGTCGCCCGCCGAGCCAGCCGTAGAAGGTGATGGCAAAGTCGAACCACACCGCAAACAACGGATCAAGTACCAAGTCGTTGCAGTCTTCGCGGTCCACGTCCAGAGCGGCATAATAAGTTTGATGATCGAGGCGACCCGAGGCGTAGTTGTAGCTGGACGAATCGCACGCGGCCTTGTTGTAGGGCATCGAAACAGGGCGGGCTTGCTCGTTAATCAGCGACTTGTGGAAGGCGTCGTAGCTGGACGTTGGATGCTCGGCTTTGAGTTGTGTCGCCTTGGCATTGTTCGGCAGGGCGGTCATCATCCGCTTCTGAATTTCGAGCGTGCTGAACGGCTCCGCAGCATCGAGTTCGTCCGGCTGAAACATGGTTTCCAGCAGCACGGCAAAGTCGGCGGCAGTCTCCGCCGCAGCGAGAGTAGCTTCCCGCCAACGCCTCGCAGATGCCCCCGTGTTCAGTGTCGAGCATGTGTGCGGTATCCCTCTATGCTGGCCAGGTCGTCTCATCTTGAACCAATGGAGGACGAATCGAGCGGGGATTTGTTCGGGGACGAGATAATCCTTGCGGTAGTCAGTCGAGCCCGGATGCTGCTTGAGGATGTCGTAGAAGACGGGCACGCCGAAACGGTCGAACTGAATGCCGTCGATTCGCCCCTCTTCATTCCAACCAAGCATGGGCGTCTGGCATTGCTCCGTCTCGTAGAGCACCACGTCCAACTTAATCGGATCGTTAATGCTGGGATTGCGACGAATCACGCCGATGCCCTCGCCGTCCTGGTGCAACGCATGGGCTAGACACCACAACTTACGACGGAACCCGATGGCTTTGGTCCAGAAGTACCAAGCGTTTTCGATCATGCGATTAAAGCCTTCGCTGCCGGTCTGCATCCGCAGCGAGGGGCCTTTGCCGATTAGGTCCGTGGTCCAAGTGGAAGCGATCCCGTCCGCGTAGCCGTTGTTCTGGACTTCGTACCGCGAACGCTGGACGAGCTTCTCGCGGACGGCTCGACTGTTGGCAGAATCGGCGTCGTAGGCGTCCGTCGCCGCCCAGTAGTTCTTCATGTCGTCCGTCGTTTGGGCCGCGTCGTAGCGGGCTTCGACGGTACGAGTGGCCGGACGAGATTGACGGAGGATCTCGGCCAGTTGGGCGCGGGGCTTGCCGTTTTGCCGCTGGAAGCGTTGGCCGTACTGATCGAGAATGGGGCTTAGCGTTGCCATCAGCCTGCCCCCGGTGGTACGAGTTTGGTAAACCGCAGGCCAAAGTGATTCTTCGTCCCGGCGCTGTCGGCGGTCTCCCTGTCCCGTGCGTCTTGTAATTCGCGCAGGTCTCGATTGGAAATCGATCGCCCTTCCTCCGATACCGATTTCGGTTGAAGGAATGCTTGATCGACGGCTTCCTGGGGAGTTGTGGGACGTGCCATATCGAGCCAAAAAAAACGGGGGCACGCGATAATCGCGGCCCCCGTAAAAGGCTCGATGTTTACGGCATCTCGAACGGCCGGCCAGCCGTGCCGATTGCCAGAGCCGCGTTTAACGCGGCCCCCTGGTTATGGTTTCAGTCTTTAGGATACCTGCTTTCGTTCTCTACTCAATAGCGTTTCATGGGCCAATATCCTACATCTAGGATACTACCGCTCAATGGTCTTCTTTCGATGGCCACAATTCCGACAAATCTTGTGCCGCAAGACTATATCGCCTGTTGGTCGGGTCGTTTGCGTCCACCAATGACGGCAGCCACATTGCGGGCAAGCGATCCCACGCCCGCCCGATTCGATCTGAGCGGTGGCTTCGGCCATTTCTCGCAGCGTCTTGGCTGGCTTGGTTGCCATCATTGTTTACCCGCCATCTGCGCCAGCGTCCGGCGCGGCTTCTGGCGTACCTTCCTTTCGTTCAACACCCCGAGCACCGATGCACCCACGAGGCACATCGCCAAGGCGTCCCACCAGTGGTCCCGTACAAATCGCGGCTTGCGGCTCCTGGTGCCCCGTGCCTGCTGTTCGCGTAGTTGTTTGGCTCCGGCTTCGATGTGCCCACCCAGTGCCTTGTGATTCGTCCAGATGCCTTCCTCGGTGGTGAACAACTCAAAGCGATCGGGGCTGTCGTCCGGCAGCATGAACAACTCTTCGACCAGTAGGTGCCAGTGGTCCGCGTTCCAAATTACCTCGTCGCAGATGCGGTTTTTGCCCCTGCCACGGTTGATGTGCCAGTTATCCCCGACGATGACGAGACGGTCGGGTGCGGGTGCCTGGTAGTTCGGCGCCCCCTTGGCTGGTAGGAATTGTTCGAGCCCGGCCTCCAAACAGAACAGTTCGACGGGTTGTTGTACCCAGGTCTTGATCTCGCCGTCTTCCGTCCAGTTTCCGAGCCACCCCTTGTCGATCAGCACCAAGTCGGCGGCATGGTGCGTGCCGTGTTCATCAATCAGCGGTTCGTCTTGCCAACTTCTGGCAAGATTCCGCAGGGCATCCAGGATCAATGATTCCGCCTGTTCAACGGTGGTCTCGCTGGTCCCGTGCGAGCGGACGTTGTAGTCGGCGATTCGATACCGGCGTGTCGGGTCGGAGGCGATTGCGGCGTCGTGCAATTCGATCTTGCGAACATCCACGCCGCGTACCACCGCGTTGGTTTCGGCGGATACCTGTTGCCGCTGGTAGTCGCCGGCGCAGTCCGAGACGTGGAACCATGTCAGCTTGCTTTCAAGCCTCGCGTCATCAGGTGGCGGGTCGTTTTGGTGTTCGGTATCGAACGCCTCCCGGCCATGATCGGAGATGAAGTCCATGCATCGCTGCAGGCTGCTCAGTTGCTTTTGTGTGCCATCCGGCAATTTATCCCGCTCGAAGTTATACGGATTTGAAAGCACCGCCCCGGCATTCATGGCGTCAAAATTCTCGACATAGAAGCGGTGGGCATTTCGTCCGTAGCGGTCGATTGGCTGTCCACCCGGCGTTTGCTTCTGCTGTCCTTCCTGTCTCAGCTTGTTGTAGTTGTCCCAAAGGTCCATGCGGTCTGGCCACTTGGAAATCGCGGCCACGCGACGCCCAGACCATGCCGATTTTTCCATTGGGTCAGTGTATTTGAAAGCTGCCGCCTTGCGACTGGTGATAGTGCAAAGCATGTACTGGCCCAACTGCCGAGACTGGCCCCCGAGCCCGGCAATCGTTTTCTCGATAGCCTCTTCAATTTTTCCGGCGATTACCCCGTCTTCACTTGCCAGCGAATCACGCGAATCCAGGTCGTCAAGCATCACAAAATCAGGGCGAATATCGAAGACATTGCAGCCTTGAAGTTCATCCGACGTGATGCCGATTGACATAATGATCGGCCCGATTGACTCTTCATCCTCCCAGACTGGAATCGTAAAATACTCTGGCCCCCATTCAACGTGAATGATCCGCCCCCCGTTTCCCGTCACATTTCGTGCTCGACTAGGCCACGGATCAACGCGACGGGCAACAAGACACTCCAGAGGATAATCCGCCAGCAACCGCGTTTTCTGTCTCGCTGCCAATCGCTTTCGTAGGCTCTTGGTCGTCTTAATGGACTTGCCGAACGTGCTGGCAATGACGAGGGGAAACCGCACTTGCCGGTGGAGCGCGTACTTGAGCCCCAGGTATTTGATGATCGAGCTTTTACCGTCGCCTCGCGGCGCTGCCTTGGCTTTTTTTAGCCCGTACCTCAGGCACTCGCCGCATTCGTGGATCGTTTCAAGCTGATCGTCGGTGAATGGATTGTAAAAAACGTCCGGCAGATACCATTGCAGCCATTCAGGATCGTTTTCTGCCAAGCGGTCGCGTCGGTCTGGATCTTCTGGGTCGGGAATGTCTAGATCTCGATCCGTTGCCGCCCGAAGATTGTTCGCGCGGTTGATCGTGTCCTGTCGCGTCCTTTCGGCGGCTACTGGCATGGTGGATAACTTTGCCCTGTTTGTTCTATTTCTCCTGATAGACCGCGGGTCGGAAGTTCGCGCAAACGCTTCGACCGCCCAGAAGGACCCAAAGCCTGGGGGTAGCTACCGATCTGTAACCACCACTTCCAACCGATTCGCCGCCGGCCCTGCTGTCGGATACGTGTCGAACTCCGTTGACTCTCCACCTGATCCATAGACCGCGAAATAAACGTAGTATGTCCCCGCAGGTAAGGCACTCGCGCCCGCAGGGAAGTCGTAACTCACCTGCCCAGCCGCAGCAGATACGACCGCCACGCCAGTCGTTGTCTCGGCTACTACCACCATGCCCGCTGTGTTGCGGACTTCGACTTTGATCGTCTTTCCGGTTAGGTTTACCGCTTGCAATCCTCCACTTACTCGCTGCTTCAGCGTTGCACCGAGCGGCGTCAAGCTGTCTCCGGTGGTACGGTATTCGGTTGGCATTTGATACTCCTTAGCCTATCAGAATCGTATACGTTGGAGACGGCCCGATTATTACGTGACTCGTGAGCGACGGCCCGATCAGTGTGTGGTAGCGGGATGGGGTGGCGCTAACGATAATCACACCACTCCCACCAAACCCAAGATTCAGCAACCAGCCAAGAGCAGCCATCAGGTCACCTCGATATAATTTCCGACAAACAACATCGCCTGATTGGAAGACATGACCACTTCCAACGCTTCATCTGCGTCAGCCGTTTGAAACCAGCCGCCGGGATTCCACGGCAAGACGATTCCTGCTGTGTTGTTACCGTCCGCATCCATCGCTACTGGGATAGGATTGTCGCCAGTTCCAAGGCAGTCGGTGTTGCTCGTTCCCGTTTCCAAGTGGATGTTGCTGTTGGTTGCCGACAAGGCGATGATGGACATGCTCAATACGCGAATCTTTTTCGTGCCGCTCGGTGCTGCGATCACTACTGCCCCGGTTGCGGTTGTGACCACGGAAAATCGCTTAACCGTGCAAGCCGTTGTTCCATCGTAAACGACGCTGGACGACGCTTGCCCGATCACACCGCCGATGGTATTCGTCCCCGCTGCGATGCTCGTCACATCCACATCGCCGATGTCTACACCAGAGTTTGCCGCCAGCTTGCCAATGGCTGCGGTGCCTGCGGCGAGTTTGCCGATCTCGGCGGTTCCAGCTCCCAGGACTACGGTTTCGCTATCCAGCGTCACCTTAATGTCGCTCGTCTGGCCAGCACCGCCGTTGATCGTGACTGCGTTTGTTATGCCGGTCAGCGTTCCACTTACCGGCAGGGACATTCCACTAGAGTCTATTTTCAACCCACCTCCGGCACCAAGCGCCGCCGGTAGGCCGCCACGCAGCAGCACCTCAATAGCAGCGGCGTCGGTGGCTATCGCTGCCAGATTTCCGCCTGTCTCCAGAGCCGCGCCAGTTGGCAGCGGAAGGCTTGCCGCACTGATGGGTTGGGTTGCCTGCCAGAACGTTCCAGTCACAGGTACGGAATCGTTCGTTGCAATCGTTACTCGCTGCGTCCCAGCGTCCCTTACGCCAGTTCCCATTGAGACAGCTTGCCCGCCGAGCTGTGCGAGATTAGTGACGGTGGCAACAGTTGTCACCGTGGTAATCGTCCCCGATGCAATGACCACAGCACCCGTATTACACGCGGTGATTTTGCCATCTAGACTGGTCGTGTCACCAGCTATCGTTGCCAGATGCCCCGTCTGAGTTTGTTGTTCGGCAAGCGTACTCGCCCCTGTTGGTAAAGCACTCGACAGCACATCGACTTGCACCTCATTGCCCGCAATCGCATTGTCGAGCAACTGGATTGCCGTAACGATTGCTTGGATCTCGGTGTCGATGTAACCGGCGATTGCCGCAAGTGTGGCTTCCGTCGCGGCTCCGGTAGGCAAAGCCGATGCTGTCACCGTGACCGCACCTGTATTGCACGCGGTGATTTTGCCGTCGATGCTCGTTGCCAAGACCTCCAATGCCGCTGCATCGGTCTTGATCGCATTCGTGTCTACATCGATCCCAGTCAGCAGTACCTCGATTGCTGCCAGATCGACTACGGCCGGATCGTCACTGGCAAGCGTCATACGAGTCGTCCCAGCCGTCACCGCACCCGCCCCGCCTGGACTGTCGGTAAACGTATAGTTGTCTTCTGTGCCGGTGACGATTCCAAACGAAATAGCTTGCAGCTGCGCAGTATCACCGTCATGGGTAATCTGTTTAGTGACGAGTTTCGCACCATCACCCACGTTCGTTGATAGCTGGACGTTAGATGCCATATCAGATTACTCCTCCGATGATTTAACCGCCGATGATGCAACAGGAACCGCCCCCGCCGCCGCCCGCTGCTGTGCCCGTGCGTTGCGGACTGCCGTACTTTTTCCCACTCACCACGCAATCGTCTGAAGTGGCGTCCTGTGTGCCGGTCGGGGCGTCCGAGTTGGGGATTTCCAGTAGCCCGTTGCCGCCCGCTACGCCACAACCCGCAGTGGCAGCAGTTCCGCCATCCGCCCAGCCGCGTGTGACTCCATAGCGAGTGTCCGCTGCGGAAGGGATAGATGCCCCGGTGATAATCGCTCTTTGCGCGTCGGTCACGTTCGACATCGCCGCGTAACTCGTTGCAGTCTGATTGACGATTGACGCTGCCCCGGCCCCGGCGTCTGCCGTGTTCAGCGTGCCGTTTTGACGAATTAACATGAACGATCCGCTATTCGCGAGCGTCAGCTTCGCGGAGGCGGTTCGCAGGTTGCATGTCGCCGTCGCTCCATCCAGATAAATTCTGCAATCCTCTGAGGCTGCGATCGTGCGGTTGCCGGTCCAAACAAACGTACCAGACAACACTACCTTAACTGACCAGCCCGGCCCCGAGATGTTGCCGTCAAGTGTCACCGTACCAGCCATCACGCTAAGCGGTCGCGAATTGGCGTTCGTCGAACGTAAATTGCCAGTGATCGTCACAGCCGGCCCGTAAGCGCCGATTGATCCATAAGTGTCATAAAGTACAGCACCCGAACTGGTGACATTTCCAGTAACGGTAACTGCGCCGCTGCCCTGGACGAACAGTACGCCGTTTAAAAGCGTGCCGGTTCCCGCGTCCGTCAGTGCTCCCGTGATATCTATTGTTCCGCTAGTGTTGCTTTGAACACACGCCCCCGTCGCTGTCGAGGTCTGTGCCAACGCGGTCCCGCCGGAATTCGAGACGACCAAAGCACCCGAACCTGAGATGACGATTGCACGCCCAGTACTGGTGTTCTCGACCGCGTTATGGCCCGCTCCCAATGAACAAGTGACGGTCAGCGTGGCATCGGTGCCGACGATAATCATCCCGCTCGTGGACGTGTGGGTATACTTGACCTTCCCTGCAATGGTCAGCGTGCCGGTCGGCGTCAGCGTGCCGCCCGCGTTCGTTGCACCGGATTGCAGCAGCGTACACGTCAGCGTCGTTCCGGTGGGGCTGGTCATCGCCTTGTTGTTCAGGTCCAGCGTGTGGCCTGTGGCGTCGCCGTCCGCGAACGTAGTGTCCGTGCCGCTGCCGTCAGCGGTCGTGTTCCAGGCGTTTGCAGCCAGAACGGAACCAGCGTTTTTAGCGTAGTATGTGGCCACGCATCACCCCTTAGACTACATGCAGTTGGGCGTGCCGCTTGACGAACGTCTGCGCGTTGGCCTTGTACCACGCAACGAGAGCCACCACGTCGGTACGCATGGAACCCATTTGTGCTTGCTCGCCCGATGTCAGCCCAAGGTCGGTTTGGTCTTGCGTCGGGATGGTGTTGAGTTGTTCCGCCCAGTGTTCCCAGCGCTTCATGTAGCTTTCAATTTCGTTGGCCACCTTCGACGCTTGGTAGCGGTAGTCTTGTCCGCTCAAACAGTTATACGTTGCCATCTGTCTTTCTCCTTCCCGCTCAGCGGGTTTTAGGGCTCCTCGTTATTCGTCATTTTTCATCAGCAAAATCCGCTCGCAGACACGTTCCGCGATGGTTGCTACGATCCGCTCCTGCGACTCACCAACGGCAAAGCAAGGGCGTGTAGTGTGTAGCGTTTGAATCAGTTCCGAGACCACCCGCGTGTTTTCACTCATGCTTACGTTTAGCGTCAGCATGGCTTTGCTTGCGTTGTCGGTGGCTTCCTTGAGTGTCGTCCGAATGTAATCCTCGAGTACATCGATCCGTTTGCCGAGGCGTTCCTCGCGGAGGACAGCCTGAGCCAACGTGTCGGCCTCGCGCTTACTGGCCTGAGTGATCCAGAGTTTTACGAGCCACACCATCATTCCGGCGATGGCCAGCATCACGACTACCAGAGCTACAGCCTCCCAGCGTCCCGACTCTGCGGCTGCCTGAATAGCCTGTTCTGCTCCCGGTGCAATTTGTGCGATTAAACACATGCGTTGCCTTTCTCTGTCCGTGGGTCATTCGCCCATGTCCATGATGCGTCTTAGTTCCACATACGCCGTGCCCAGCGATGTTCCGGTCGCTGCCCAGGCGTCATTCTTGTCGGTAAGCTGGATGATGTAATGCATCTCGTCCACGTCGGCCTGGTGCCACATACGTATCGACAGGACAGCGCCCGGATGCTCGCGGGCGAGGCGTTCCATGCGGTCTTCGATGGTTGGTACATTCATCGCTTTTCTCCCGGCTTGTACGGATTGCCAAGTCCCGTTTCCCGCTCCGGTCCGCACGCATCGAATAGCGGCCACAAGTCTTTATTCTTTGGGTACGCCGCACCCTGCGGACGCATACCTCGCATCCGTGCTGCGAATAGGTCGCACGCGTAAATCGAGCCAAGTAATGGGTCAATCCGCTTGCAGTCCTCAATGGCTTGCTTGAGGATCGGCAGCGTTTCCGGTGTCAGATCCTCCGAGTCAGCACAACCCCAGCAAAACGTGTCGGAGCATTTGACCCAAAACGTGATCGGTGCGTATTCCTCGTCACATCTCCAGAATAGACTATCTGGGATGTCTTCGCGCGAAAACAGATCGAGCACGTCGAGGATAAATTGCTGCTCGATCATCTCAGTTCCACTCGATACGGTTGTCGTGTCATTGTCCCATTCCTCTCTGATAGCGTGAATCAATTCTCGCAGCGAGACCCAATGTGTGTGACGAAACTTCGTTGCGAGATTTACACCGAGTCCGTCAAGGATGCTCATGACAACCTCACTGCTTCAGTGGTAATCATTCGCAACACCGCATTGAGCAATCCAACGCCAATTAAGATGCCACCTGCCACCTGCTCAGTGACCAGCCCCTCACCGACTACGGCCATTGCCACACCAGCGATGCCAGTGATGATCGCGGCCCAGAGCGTTTTCGATTCGTACCAGGGTTTGCCTCTCACGACTTTCTCCTTTCGATAATCATTTCGATGATCCGCAAAAACAGCGGGGCCAACTGGATAATGAGCGACCAGTCGAACCCGGCGTTTCGACTTTTCACACCGTCCATCACGCGCCGCGCGTAGGGTCGGATGCGTTCTCGCGGCTGTCGGGGATTGGCTTCCATCCACCGCTCGGCCGCCGCCTCAAACTCCTTGATCGTCGATGCTTTCATGCCTGCCATAGGTCACCTCGTTGGAATGTGTGTCGGTGCTCTAAATGCCGCAGCACCGTAGCGGTTTTTGATTCCTGATGCGACAGGGGTGGTTAACGTAGCTTCGTCTGTCCAGTCGCGTCGTAGCCTGTCGTATAAAACATCCCGCTTGACGCCGAGTTTTTCAGCCCACTCCGCCACGCAGAGCGTTACTCCATGCAGCGTCAACCGCCGATTTTTTGTTCGGTTCCTTTGCTGTTGCGTTCGTGTGGCCCATCGGCAATTGCCGGGTTCGTAGTTTCCGTCGTTGTCGATTCGATCCAACGTCAGACCCTTAGGCGGGTCGCCCATATCTTCCAAGAAGGACAGAAATGAATCTCGCCATTGCTGACAGATCGTTATGCCTCGCCCGCCGTATCTTCCGTAAGCCTCGTGTTCAGGATTGTCGCACCTCCAAAACATGCTTTCCCATGCACGAAATGCCGCCCGATGCAACGATTTCTTTGAAGCTTGTTGATGGGTCCACTTGCCAGCACACGCCCTGCACCCTTTCGTTCTCCCGCTTGTAAGGTGGTCGACGCGCGTTCTGGTTGTTTTTCGGCACCCCGGCAATCCGCACCTGCATTCACAGGTTGCATATCGATGTCTTAGGTTGTTTGAAGGTATGAGTTCGATCACGGTCAAATGTCCGAACACGCTTCCGGGTTGAACAAGATCCAGTTTTTTAGTACGCTTTGTCATATCTGAGTCTCCTTGTAAGACTTGGATCACGGCCCCGGTGGTGACAGCCATGCGGGGCCAACTTCATCGAAACACACTACGGAATATGGGTCGGTGCCCGGAAGGCCGCCGCCCCGTATCTGTTCTTTATGCCGCTGGCGATTTGGCTTTCGTAAAGCACGGCGAATCCTTTAGAGGAACCCCAATTTTCTCCCCACGAATTGGCCACCTTCCACCCCCAGCCATTCCTATCCTTCACGACGGCCACACCAAAGATTGCATGACCTCCGCCGCCACGCCAGGTCACTCCAAAAAGTACAGGATGTCCCTTGAGGATCATCCACGTACCCGCCTCGAAATCCGGCACCCAATCAGCTTCGGCTAATCGATACTTGGCAGACTCGTCATCGAATCCTTCGGGTCTGCGATTGGTCCAGATTTCTGACGATGGCCACATCCATTCCGGTACGCACCCAACACTCTGCATCCGGCGGAAGTTATCTTGCACCGTAGAGCCACCGCGATCGCCTACGAATGCAAACACGCTAGCGGCAGAGAGGATCGGCACGTCATGGCCAGCGTACCGGCAGATCGTTTCGTAGGACCCTACCGCCGCGTTGCTGGTGCAAGAGGGTCCGGTCTGATCCTTGATCTTGACAAATTGCGACAGGTCAACGCTGCTGATGCCGGTCGAAAGCATGTGCCGCTCCCAGATTTTCCGGTCGCGTATAAATTCACCATCGGGCACCGTGGCACAGGCAGAGCGTAAGCCGTCTATGTCGGCGATTAGGCCGGTCTCGCCCTCTGGCGGTTTGTTCAGATCGGGGTTGTAGAGTTCGACGGTCATAGCACCCCCCACGTTCTCAAAAGTTCCATCAGCCCGTCCGCACTCCCCGGAAGCTCAGCGGCGACGGATCGCACCCCGGAGGAATCCAGACCGATTACTCGAGGAAGCGGTTGGCCGTCGTACTGGCTCAGCTCGGCTGCCGGTTGTCCCTGACTGTCCGCCGCGTCCTTGTCCAGGATCAGCAGCTTCCTCGCGTCCCTGAGTGGCTTCAGTCGCGGATCCGTCAGAATTGCCGCCTGTTCCGGCGTCCGGTCCCCCGATTCCTCCACGATCACCACTCGTGCCACCGTCCCCGGCGTCGGAGGTTTCGGCGGGTCCGGTGGCGGCGTAGGGCCCGGCGGTGGTCTCGGCCCCACCAGCATCCTGTGTAAAGCGAGTCCGTAGGGTTCCTGATTCCAATCGCAGACCAGCACATAGACGCCATTAACCGGCGGAACGAATGACACGCGCAACCGCCAGCCCCAGGGAGCGACGGTCATGGACAGCTCTTTATCGAGCGTCACTTCGGCGCCATCCGGCCCGGACATGGCGAACCGCAGCGTCTCTACCCACGCCGTCTGATCGCCCACGGTGGCCGTCAAATCGACGCTGGGGAGTCCGTGGACAATTATGGTCACCTGTTGGCCCGCGCTCGTCTCCGCTGGTCCTGTGAGGCGTAGAGAGGCAGGGCCAGACTCGCCTTGACCTGATTGCAATGTGGAAGAGGTGTCGGCACCCAGGACGGGCGCGGCGAGAAGGATAAGGGCGAAAATGAAGCGGACCATCGGAAAACCCCATAAAATGCGGTCGCTCCGAAGAGGGCAAACGCCGCTAGACCCGGTGTATTTGTCGGGTTGCCCCGTGCGGAGCGTGCCGCATTGAGGGTATTATGGGGGTTTTTGTCGGGTTGTATAGACCATTTAGGACGCGACGGGAGGATTTTCTGCCAGCCACCTATCAGCCGCAGACAATGCCAGACTCACCGCTTCCCTAGCTTGTGGCCCGAAATAGCCTATTTTGTCTTCCGGGTGGGCTATGGCGCGGCGTGCATCCCCGACGGTAGGTATGCGAGTGTAGAGGATTCCTAGTACCTCGGCATCAACGCCGAAAGGTTCCAACGCGGATACGGGGGCATCGTCGGTCGGTGGGATCTCTGACGGATCTGGACCGACTCGCCATGTCTCTGCCAGTTCATCGTGCTTACGCTTCCATTCCCGATGGTCGGCTAGGTCTCGCGGGTCTGGTTGCCATCGTTTCCTCTTGGGCTGTTCCGTTATCATTGGTCATATCCTCCGCTCCGTTGCTCGCAAGTTTCATCCACACCGAATTACCACCAGCACACCAGCGGCCCATTCTGGATCGTGAAACGAGTTACCATGTGCTGTCGGTACTTCGCACAACCCAGGCTCGAACGGCAGTACGTCCGATATCTTTGCGCTGATTTCATGCTCGCCGGCATCGTGACTTTGGATACCCACTTCGGCGTCAGGTGGAAATTTCGCCAATCGCTTTCGCAGTTCGCGCACGTTCATATTCTCCGCTCCGTTGCTCGCGTCCAAAGATCCCATCCACATTGCGGACAGTATCGCGGCGTTTTTGGGTTCAACTTGCAGCTACAGGCATCGCAATACCGCCCGTCCCGTCCGTTGCGGATTCCGGCCATCGGACTTGTCACCTCGTATCGATTAGGACAGGGTGAAGTGCCGGTACAACAATCGGTTACGGTGTCTATTTCGCTCATATTACCCTCTCTCCCTTGCAAACTGGACATTCGATCTTCCCCTCGTCGCAATACCGGCAGTCCCGCACTACTCCCCGGTCCTCGTCTTCCAAATAGCCCATGCCGTCGCAGTGGTCACAGTCTACTTGGCCCGTTCCGTTGCATTCGTCGCAGAGTTGTATGGTCATTCCTCCTTCGTTTCCTCAAAATCCCAAGTGCCCATCACGCCGATAATTGACAGAACATCGTGAACCAGATCCTCGCGTTTCGCCTTGCTCCCCAGGCAGCGGGTGGTAATCGGGATGACCGTATAGCCACGCATCTGAGCAGATCGGATCTTCGCCGCGTCTGCCGCTTGTCGCTCCGGTCGCTGGTGGCCTCCGCCGTAGCCTGCCACCTCGATTAAGATGCCGCATTTCGGAAACGCGAAGTCGAAGGCACCGGGGATGCCTTCCACTTTGTACTGGCTTATCGGGTCGCCTTCCGTTCCCCATTCACGCCAGGCGTCCAGGAATAACTGCTCACTGCTCGATAGTTTGCGTTCGCTCATGGGTTTTCTTTTCCCCTCGCCGTGTTTGACGCTTCAATGTCGCTTTGATAGAGATCGTCCGCTAGGTCTTTATCCAACAGCCAGTAGGTTTCCCCGCAAGTCCAGCATTGGCACGATCCGATATCACCATCGGTGCCATCGTCCAGGGTGCTGCCGTGACAGGTCCAGTTTTTCACGCCACACACCGGGCAGTAGTGACGACACCAGAGGGTTACGTCAGGTTGATAGCTAGGCATCGAGTCCCTCGCCTTCTACGACCTCACCGATGCCGCGTAGCGTCCAGTCGCACGGGTCTGGCGTCGGCTCGCGTTCTGCACGGGTATACAATCTGCCGAGCTTTCCTTCGTAGACGTACACTTTCCACCGTCGGGGCTCGACGTATTCACCGATGATGTCCCACTCGGCATTGACGTTACTTTTGCTGTAGTAGCGGCCATCCGACCCGGTGGTCCAAACGTGCTCGCTTTCGTCGTGCGCCCAGATCACCAGTCCCTTGTAGAAAACATGGCAGCACTTGGCTATTTGCTTTCCTCGTGTCTGATACAGCTTGCCTGGTTCAAACTTGAGATCCATTGCCATCATCCTTTCGTGCCTTGCGTTCCTGCCTCAGCGTCTCACAAAATGCGGCCAGACGATCCAGCCGCTTGGTGATTGTTTCCCGACCCTCTGTCAGTTCGCGGATTTCTTTCTCTTGGTCGTTTACCCGCGTCAATAATAGAGTCACCCGCTTGTCTAGCGTTTCG